TGCGAGCGGACTTGCACTGGCGTGGAGCCCGTCGTGATTTGGGCCGAGGCCGGCAGCGCCGAAACGAGAACGACCGCAAATACCACGACTCTCGAAATCCATTTCGGCATGATCAATCCTTCTGATGAATAGTTGGCACCTGGCGATTGAAGACCGGTCACTTACATGTATCGGCGACCTTGTTGAAGGAGACCACGTTAATCCGGTTTTCGCTGACATCCTTTATAACGAAGCCTCGCACGGCCACCTTCTCGCCCTTGTACAGCGCCCAGACTACGGGCACGGTCTCAGCCTTGGCTTTCTTGGCGGCGCGCTCCTGGCGGTTGGCTTCACGCTCAAGCTCGGCGTTCTTCAGGTAGGTGCGGATGGCCTCGGCCAGGTCGGTGAACTTGTCGGCTCGGGCGTAATCCGGGTCGTTCTTGCTGTTCATGCGAGCCGAGAAACGGCCCCAATGGTCAAAGGTAACGGGCCACGTTTGCCCATCAACCACGATGGTGGTGGGCGTGCCCCTAACGGACAGTTTCATTTCGGTGGTACTCCTTGGTTTGGTAGGTAGCGGTAACTGCTGGTAATCAGTATATCAGGTGGTGCATGGGTCACAAGTCACAATGCACGGAATATTGTGCTATGTGACCGATGTCACACCAGTCGATCCGGTGGCCTAGCCCAGTGGTCGGTGTCGTCATTCTCTACATGCTCCCATTGGGGCACGCCATCCAGGCTGTCGCCCACATAGGTGATGGGCACGCCACAGTCCTGGCAGACCTGGCTGGCAGGGCAGCCCTGCTTGTGTGACTCCCACTCGTAGCTGGTGTCCACACAGACCCAGGACTCACACTCCTGGCACAGGACATGGTCTGCCGGTGGCTCGCCACAACGAGAGCACTGGCTGGATCCTATGGTCATGGCTTCTCTTTCTTCTCTTCGAGCCATTTGGTGATCTCTCTGATGAGGGCCAGGTTGTTCTCACGGTGGCGCTCTTCGCGGGCGCAGTCGATGTCTTTCCCGCAGTGCTCGCAGCGCATCATTTCCTCCTGGTGAAGTGCTTGATGGCAGCCAGGATGACTCCGGTGGAGAAGCCAATAATGGCCACGATGATGGCGCTGTCGCTCATGGCGCGACCGGATTTGGCTCGCACTGTGAGCAGAGGTAGCGCCCACTGTTGGCATCGAAGCTGATGCTGTTGCCCTCCGGGGCCAGGCCAATCATGGCCAGCCCCTGGTCGGTGAGGGCCAGGCAGTTTTCACACCACCGGCCCTCACCCTCGTCAGTCTCGAAGGGGAGGCTCATGACGCCGCCACCTCCTCCACGCCTGCGTCTTCGGTCTCGGACTCATCCTTGAAGGTGGTGCCCAGGATGTGGTCAACGGCCCTCTGCGCCTGGCCAGCCGCCCGGATGATCAGCAGGTTGTCACCCGTAAGCTGATCCCGCCAGTGCTTCAGGTAGGCGGCGGTGGCGGGGATGGTTTGCGCCTGGTTCATGCCAGCCACGGCGCACAAAATGGCGGCACCGATCTCAGCTATGAGTTCCTCTGCCGAATAGACAGGGGAGCCGAACGGGCCAAAGGTGTTCATGTTGATGCCCTCGCGGCCCTCCTTGGACACGCGCCCAGGCTTGCCGCTCGAATGCGTCGCCTCATGGAAGAGGGTGGAGTAATAGTGCTCGGGGCTGGTGAAGTCCTCAGGCACCGGCATGTGGATCTCATCGGTGGGCGGGCGGTAGAACGCCTGGGTGCCACCGTGGTGGAGGGTCAGCCCATCCTCACGGGCCAGGTAGTTGGCCATGATGGTCTCAGCCTCCTCGATGGGGCTGAAGTCGGCGGTGCGCTCGGCCAGCTTTATGCCCTTGATGCCATCGGGGAAGTCGCACTGCTCGGTGTTGAACACATGCCAGTAGCGACGCAGCGGGATGCGCTTGATGACCATCTTGCCCTGCGTCTCGTCCCACTCTTCCTTCTTCAGGATGATGGACAGGACGATCTCGGTGCTGCGCTCGCCCTTGCGGACGCCGCGGTTCTGGCCATCCGGCGAGACCCACTTGGTGCGCTCTTTGCCATTGACCATGGACACGGTCTTGACGCAACCGGCACGCTCGGCCATCTGGTTGAAGGTGCCCCACAGGTGGCTGCTGTAGCCCTTCTCCTGAGCAGCGAGGATGAGCAGCAGGACATTGATGCCGCGGTACCACTTGCCGGTTGACAGCGAGGTGGGCATCTCGATGGAGGACGTCCAGGGCTTCTGCCAGATAGGCACCCCAGCGTCGATGGCAGCGATGGCCTGCTTCGTGACGTCAGCGGCGATTTCCCTGGTGGACCGGGGCTTGCCATTCGCTGGCGTCTTGGTGGATGTGGATTTTTTGGTAGTGGTTCTGGTAGCCATGAGTTCAGTATAGCAGGTCGGTAGGACTATGCAAGTCAGGGTGAACGGGATATTGTCAGTCGGGCAGGGGAATGTTGACGCGGCCCCTGAGCCACACGGCCAGGTCATCGACAGCCACCACGATGGTGGTCTGGCCGGACCGGTGGTCAAGGTCAAGCCCTGCGGCCCTCAGAGCCGCCACAATGGCGTCACGCCGCTCGCTGGCAGCCCTGGCCTCAGCCTGAGCCTTGGCATGGGCGTCCTTGGCACGCTGCTGACGGGCGCGCCGCTCTTGATCGAAGGCAGGCACCGCACTGGCAGCCATGAGGGTCAGGGTGCCCTCACGGTGAGGTGAGGGTGCAGCCACATAGCTGGCATGGAAGCCGTACCAGAAGCTGGCCTCGTCGTCTTCAGTGACCACTGGCTTCCAGACTTCGCGGTACATGCTCTGGGCACCGGTAACCACGAAGCCCTTGGCGCGCAGCACCTCGGTGGCTTGTTCGAGGAGTTTGATGTCGCGGGGATCGTTGGTGCTGTAGCTCCTCCCATATACCGACAGGTCGTTGCCGGACGCATGGAAGCCCCAGGAGTACTGGTCGGATGTGCCCTTCAGCCTCTCGGCTCGGGTGAGTCCCGCCGCCTTGAGCAGACGGGACACATGGCGGGCATCAGCAGGTATGAACTTGGGCGCGTCCAGCGTCACGAAGGGAGCCACATCGTTGGGTACAGGGCGGCAGACGGTGTCGATGGTCATACCGGCACCACCACCGTCCATCCGAAGCTGTGCCAGCGAGCCAGCGTCGCGGGCTTGAGACCCCGCAGGTTGATCTGGACATTGTCGAGGTAGCGACCCATCTGACGCAGGGTGGCCTCGATGAGGTGCGAGTCCTGTTCGGTGGCGGGCCAGCACAGGTCGTAGCGCAGCATGTCGGCGGGGAACTGAGCCGTGGTGCCAGCGAGGGGCGTCACGGTGAAGGGGATGGCGTTCTGTGCCGCGGTGATGAGCTTGTCTTTTTGAGCGTTGGTGAGTTTCACGGTTTCTTTCTTTCTCGGTTACTTGACCATCTCGCGGTCCAGCACGTACCACAGGCCATCAGCGCCGCGAGAAATCCGCTGCTGGCGTACGAGTTCAATGGCGAGCGAGTCCCAGCCCTGGCAATGCACTTTGCCGCCAGGGCCATAGATCCAGCCACCACCAGCGCCGAAATACCCGTACAGCTTGGCCCAGGCTTTGGCTGCCTTGACGCGACCGGAGTCGCCGTACTGGGACGGGTAGCCGTCACGCCCGCGAGCGTCGGCGTAGCCCAGGCCAATCAGTGGGGCGTAGCGAGGGTCAACGGCTGAACGCACGGCGTAATGCAGCACATGGCTGCCACGCTTGCGCGAGTGCTCGGTGCGACGGTTGTCGAGGTCGGTCCAGACCTTGAGTGCTTCGTCGTAGGTCATGGGCGCAGTCACGGCGGTAGCGCCGATGTACGCCTTGTCGGTCAGTCCACTCAGCGCCGCGATGACGATGTGGTGGTCGGTGTTGGGTTTGGTTGCCATGGGAGAGCATGTTACAGTAAAATCAGACCAGTGCAAGTCAGGACGAGAAAAAACTTGTGGGAAAAAATCTTCCTACCTGACGTCACAAGTCAGACTTCGTCCTGTATGGTGTAGCCCATGACAACCAACCAGCAACGACCGACCTGGGAAGAGGTGATGAAGCCCCTGGCTGACTCCCCCCTCTGGCCCTTCCTCCGCAATGCAGCCAGCAAGCTGCTCGAATCCCGCCTGCGTTCCCAGTTCGGGGATGACCACGGCTTCGGCATCTCAGGCTCCGACATCAACCACACGATTTTCGGCGTGGCCTCGTTCACGCCCAACCGCGACTCGCACACGTACCCGTCGCGTGTCCTCAATGGCCTGATGGATGAAGCAGAGGGCTACTGATGGAAATGAGCCGAGACATGGCCATGGGCAGCAACCCGGACTGGCAGGGCAACGTAGCTGCCCTCCGGGTGGCCCAGTTGATCGTGTCTGAGATCTGGACCGGTCAGCAGACCCGTGCTGGCCTGGCTGACCGGATCAAGGAAGGCATGGCCTGGGTAGCCCAGATTGGCTTCCCTCAGGTCTACGACCTGGCGGTGGCCCAGGCCATGTGCGAGTTCGTCAACGAAAAGATCGGAGAGCTACAGGCCATGAGCAAAGAGGACCGTGCCAAGCGATTCCCGCAGGCACCCAAAGACATCGATGCCTGGCCCATGATCAGCGTGGCCAGCCGTCGCAAGCCACGGCGCAAGCCAGCCAAATCTATGCCTGACTACGCAGGGCTGCGCCAGTATCGCAAGGCGCGCAGCACCGGCATCCATGTGGGCGTCTACGACGGCGTGGAGGCTGGCCTCGACACCGATGGCGGGCGCTGGCAGACCATCTGCGAGGAGCATGGGCACATCTGCTCCCATGACACCCTGGCGCTGGCCCGTGCCCACGCCGCCTGCCCTGAGGGCTGGTGCGAGGTCTGCCAGCGCATCGTCAGCGGGTGGCCCTGCCTCAACGTCTCCCACAACGAGGTGGACTGCGCCACCGCGGGGCTGCCCCGCGACCAGTGGTGCCCACCGTGTCAGGGAAGGCGGTGATCATCTGGCGAAGAAATCTGCAAGGTTCTGCTCGCCCTGACTTGCACTGGTCAGGGCGAGCGCCTACCCTGGTGGGCGTGACCCCGTTTGGGACTCCGAGACCAGGGCTGCCTGTGGATATGCCAGGGATGAGCAGCCACGAAATGCAGCAAGCCCACATTTTTCTGTGCTTCCTGACTTGCAACGTCCCACCCATGCTGTAGCATGTACTCATGGCAACCAACCCAGATACCGAATACCGCAAGGTCTACAGCTACATCGCTGAGGTCGCCGCCCGTTGTGACGGTGCCCTCACCCTCGACGGCATGGGCTTCAACGGCCAGGACACGAAGTTCGGCAAGAGGATCGCATCGGTCCCCTTCGAGCAGTGGACTGATGACGTTAAGCAGGAGGCAGCCCGCATCTGCCTGACCTACAAGCAGCAGATCCTCAACTACACCGGTGAGGATTGCGCCCAGCTTGACGTGGTGCGCGCCGCCAACGGTCTGCATACCAACCATCAGGCTCGCCAGGACGCCTGGGGCTTCGAGCGCCGGTCCAAGAATGCCGACAAAATGGCCCTCCGCAAGTGCGACGTCGTTGACGGCAAGCTGGCCCTGTCCTTCCATGTCAAGGACCCTGACTTCGGGGACATGAAGGTGGCCTGCCAAAAGCTGCCCACCCGTCGTTTCGACTGGGATGCCAAAGCATGGATCACCCCCGTGTGCGATGAGGCTGAGGACATCCTGCTGACCTACGACTTCAACGTCAGTGACGCCGCCCGCAAGCTGCTGAATGCGCCTCGCGCCGACACCACCGCCTATCACATCACCCTGCATGAGGCCACCGGTCGCCTGGTTATCGACGCACCTCGCGTTGACTCCGACGCCTTCTACGCCCGTGTCGAGGACGCCCGTGCCCTGCCTGGCCGCGAGTTCAACCCGCCTGGCTTCGGCAAGGTGGACGTGGTCAACGCCCACCCGGACGTGCTGCGCTACGCGGAGAAGTGGCACCTCACCATCCACCCGGACGCCCTCCTGGCCATTGAGAAGGCACGCAGGGCCATGGAGACCCAGGCGGCTGCTGACCTGGCTGAGGAGGACTTCCGCACCCTCATGGTGCATGTGAGCCGCCTGCGTAGCCCTGAGCAGCTACCGCCCGCCTTCCTCGAACTGCTGGGTCAGGTGGTGAACCATGGCTGATGTCTGCACCATCTGCCGGGGCAAGGGCACCGTTGAGGTGGAGGACGCTGCCGGGGCACCCCGGCAGGAGGTCCCCTGCCCGTATTGCAAGGGCCGCAAGACCCTGTCCTGGGTGGGTGAACGGCGCGCCGTCATCTACCTTCGGTACCGCTGGCGCGAGATCGTCATCAGTGCCTGCATGTGGGGCACCACCTACGCCATGTGGGCTAACCGACACTGGACATGGTGGTGGGCCGACCCCAGCCAGGACAGCCTGCCCATAGGGCAGCAGGCACCCTTCCCCTGGCACCATGTGGCGTTCTGGGCGTGCTGGGTGGCTCTGTTCGCTCTCTGGACCGCGAAGCGCCATTTCCTGCCTGCGCCCAACCCGCTGCCCCAGGTGGGTGGCAAGGGCTTCACAACCGACCGCGAGCGTGCCTCGCTGGTAGCTCTGGCTGCTGGCCTGGTGCTCAAGAACAGATGGGACCATCGACATGACCGCTAGGAAAATATCGCAAGCTGATGCTCACTTTGGGTTGCATGGTGGTAGCATTCAACCCATGGCACCTAACCCGGCAACCACCGACACCTCAATCGCATACTTCAACCACCTCCTCCCTGAGGGTGAGGAGCTATTCGACTACCAGCATGTGGGCGTGGCCTACGCCCTGGTGCAGACCCTCGACGGCAAGGGCTGCTTCATCTGTGATGAGCAGGGACTGGGCAAGACCCGCCAGGCCATCGTGACCTGCAAGGCGAAGGGCAGCAAGAGGATCCTGGTCATCATGAAAGCCAGCCTCAAGCTGAACTGGGCCAACGAGATCGCCCGCTGCGCCCCTGAGTGGGACATGCAGATCCTCAAGGGCACCACGCCCTACCAGACCACGGCCCGCGTGGTGCTGATCAACTTCGACATCCTGACCGCCTGGGCTGACAGCTTGATCGCTGATGGCTTCGACGCTGTCATCATCGATGAGAGCCACTACGTCAAGAGCAAGGGCACCGTCAAGTCGCCCGTGCAGCGCACCGTGGCGGCGCTCAAGCTGACCGCTGATATCCGCAACCGCAAGGGGCTGGTGCTGCTGCTCTCTGGCACGCCATTCCTCAACAAGCCCATTGAACTGCTGCCTCAGCTTGAAATGATCGGTCGCCTGCGCGACGTCACCCCGAAGCCCTACAAGGGCGACAGCGACGCCGCCTGGGAGAAGGCATTCAAGGCGAACTACTGCTGGGATCCTGAGACCGGGACGTACAACGGCTCGAACAATCCCAACCTGCTGAACCTGGGCATGCGCGGCTACGGCTACGTGCGCCGCCTCCGCAACGAGGTGCTTGACCTGGACGACACCCACCGCATCGCCGTGCCCCTGTCGCTCAACGGTGGACTGACCCGGTACTTCGAGCGGGAGCGCAACTTCAAGCCAACCAAGCCCCAGTCCTACTTCATCGAACTGATGGGCATGCTGCGCCAGGAGGCGGGGCTGGCGAAGATCCCGGCCGCGGTGGACTGGATCAAGGACTTCATGGAAGAGAACCCTGGCCGCAAGCTGGTGGTCTGGGCGTGGCACATCCCGGTGCAGCAGGGCGTGGCTGAGGCGCTCAACAAGGCTGGGATCAAAGCCATCTACTGGGGTGGCGCACGCAACGTGGCTGAGACTGAGGCGCTCAAGGCTGAGTTCAACAAGGGCGAGGCGCAGGTCATCGTGTGCAGCCTGCTGGCGCATGCCTTCGGGCACACGCTGGTGGGCGACGGCAGCAATGTCACCGACAGTCTGTTCGTGGAGATGCCCTGGCACCCCGGCAACGTGAGCCAGGCTGAGGACCGGATCAACCGCATCGGGCGTGAGGCCGCCGCAGTGTTCGCCCACACGCTGGTGGCTGAGGGCACCATCGATGAGTGGCTGTCCGACCTGATCCGCGACAAGTGGGAGGCGTTCAAGGCGGGCGCTGACGGCACCGTGGATGAGGGCGAGGTGGACAACATCCAGCGCCTCATGATTGAGAAGCTGAAGCGGTACATGCAGGACCGCTACGGGATTGGCCCCAACGGGCCGGGGCTGGGTGATGTCATCTGACCCTAGCGACGTCAGGAGCCAGCGAGGGCTGGCTCCTGGCCCCTCACAGGGGCTGTAGCGCCTGGGCGCGTTGGTTGGTTGCCGGTGCCCGCTACAGCCCCTCTGAGGGGCACTGAGACCCTCGACTGCCCACCTGTCTGGGTGAGCACGGGCTTGTGAACGGATTTCACATGAATCCCAACATGCCAACAACAAAATCCGAAAATCCGCAAGCTGACGCTCAAGCTGACTTGCAGCCGCTAGACTGCCGCAGGCAGCAACCAACCAACCCAAGCCCAGGAGGCACCACCGAAATGTTCTCGCACTACCAGCACATCAGCAGCACCTTCGCCCTCAGCTTCAAGGACTTCGACACCATGGACGGGCATGACTTCGTCAACGCCCTGCACCGCCAGGCTTTCAAGCTGGCCCCCCGCTTCGAGGAGGAGACCGCCGACGCCGGTTGCACCAACCTGCGCCCCGGTGATGATCAGCCCCGCCGCCAGCGCGTGTGGGACATGCTGGCTGAAGCTTTGACCTGGAACCTGCTGGCTGACCACCCCGCCCTGGTGAGCCAGGCCAAAGACCTGATGGCTCAGGGCACCGCCTTCACGGTGGAGTACCACTACGGCTGGGAGATCAACGAGCCTGAGGGCCGCACCGTCATCGTGGTCGATGACACCCCCCAGACCGTCACGGTCAAGGTGACGCACACGCAGGCTTACCTGCTGGACGACATGGATGTGGCTGGCTCGGAGAGCTACCACGAAGCCGTCGCCGCTGGCCTGGTGCTGGACACCCGCAAGGGCACCCTGACCATCCCGCCCGCCGCCGCCCAGCCTTTCGGCCTGGCTATCGGCATCCGGGCCGACATCGCAGACGAGGGCAACTACAGCATCGGGGAGCGTCGCTCCTGGCTGAGCCTGGCTGCCAAGGTCGCTGCCGCCACGAAGAATCCCACCGCCCTGCCCCTCTACACCACCCCGCCTGCGGCCTACGACGTGGTGGACCCTGAGGACGTCGAGGTGCCCCAGGTGGCCCCAGCCGCCCCTGTATCGCCCCAGGTGGTCTGCAAGCACTGCGGTGGGTACATCGAACGCCAGCCGGGTGTCGGCTGGGTCCTGACCGAGATCGGGGGCACCTACGACTCCTGTGACGGGATCTGGAACACCCGCATCGACAGCCCTGGTCGCCACCAGCCCTACTCCATCCATGACGCTGTCCTGCCCCCCGCCCCCACCGCCTGGTTCCGGGTGTACCGCTACTTCGGGGACACCGGCACCTGGCACCTCGCTCCGGGCACCACGGTCATGTCCGAGACCGACGCCCACGCCTGGATCGCCGCCCAGCCGGTCGGGGAGTTCAAGCTGATCCGCCAGACGGGAGACCACGCCTGACAGACGCCAGCCCACATCCAGCCTCGAAGCCCCCCCTGGTGGGGGGCTTCGTCGCGTCTGGGCCACCGTACGGCCCGCCCAGGAAACGCCCACCTTCCATTACGCCTAACGCCCAGGAGACGTATCTACAAGCCCCCAGGACGTCACAGGAGTGCTGAGGATGAGCAAACGCTTGTCGCCCTATGGCCCGGTGACGATCTGGGGCACTACAGGGCTATCTGGACCGATCTACGCTTGCGCCAGCTACAGCATCACCACGCTGAGTGAACTGGGGCTTGTGCCAGCCAGCTACCTCCACCACCCCCTCAGTGAGGTGCCTCGCGTGACACCCGTGACACGGCCCCACCTGAACGGCCCAATATCGCCCCCAATCGCCGCCTTCAGGCCGTCAAATGGGCACCATGCAAGCAGGGGATAGGGGTGTATGACCACGCAGCTAACTGTGATCAACTCACATATGGGAGGGATAGCTACTTAGCCTGGCCCCACATAGGGGCACAGCTAATAGCCCCTAAAGGGGCTATGGCAGTAGCTGTAGCCTGTCACAGCTAGCTATAGCTAGCTGTGGATAGCAACAATGAGCTAAATAGCTCATTGGAGAAAATGGAAAAACCCTTGTGGCACAAGGGTTTTTTGGAGTGGTAGCCCTGCAATACAGGGCTATCCACGACGCTATACAACGAGCTACAGCAAACAAGTGTTCGCTATTGTGCGAACACTTGTTCGTACCCCCCCTCCATTAAGGGAATTGGCCCACGGGGGTGGGCCAGCCCATAGATTCACGTAGAGGACGCATATGGGCCTAGTAACCCCCCTGAGGCGTAGTACCCGAGAAGCGGTGGGGAAGTTGGGGTGTCACGCGTGTCACGCGAGGCATTTCACTGTACGTAGCTGGCTGGAGCGATCTGTAGTACCCGAAGCAGCCATAGAGCTAAAAAAGCCAACCAAACTCAGCTATTCCCAAAAAAGGAGCGTTGGTATAATCCCTGAAGAACGCACACTTCCTACGTAAGGTTGCGTTCGTAGTGACTTGTAGGGTGTGCTGTGGATCGTGTAGGATCGTAGAATGCGAGATGTGATGCAGAACGAACCGGGACAACCCGAAGCGAACGAGCTACCTGAGCCTGGAGAGAGACGGCAGCTACCTCCCGGTTGGAGGAGATCCAGCTTTGGCCAGCCTCCCTGTCTGGTCTGCCAGCAACCTACCGTAACCGGCGTCATCATCGATGGCGATGGGGAGTGGTACATCGCTGTCCTGCACTGGCTGGGGGTGTCCAAAGCCGTCGTCAGGAGCTTCTTCACCGACAACCTGGGGTTGGACGAAGGGAAGGTGTTCACGGGCAGCCAGGAGCACTGCATCCGGTTGTGCAGCAAGTGTGCCGGTAAGCGGGGGATAGTGCCCAGAGACATCGAACTGGGGGGGACCGTGCCTGGCATCGTGCAACCCCTGAACATGCGCTTCGAGGACTTCGACCCGGAGCGCACCTCGGAACGAACAGAGGAGATAGAGGAGTAGATGTCAGAGATCGCTACAGCTAGTTGGCGGGATCGCCCCCACCCGGAGTACTGCGGGTTTACCTGGCCTCTACTGGACCCCAATGAAGAGGATGCGGCCAACAACCGCTCCCACTACTGCCTGGGCGATCCTGGGCATGACGGGGCGCATCACTGTGCCTGTGGGGAGCGACATGGCTGATACCGTTGACGAGAAGCTCATCGCTTACGCCCAGCGCCGCTACGACAACGACGCCGAGTTTCACGCCAAGGCCAACATGGCTGCCAAGCTGGCGTTGATAGCCAGACGGCCCGAAGGGCATGCCGTGGACGACTGGGGCATGGCCGTGACCGCCGCTGCATTGGGCTTGGCCATGGAGTGGGTGGACCCGATGACCGGGGCGATTCTGGATGGCTGAAAAACACCCCCTGGACATCGAACTGGCTGACCTGGCCGATCACCTCCAGGGCTGCTCTCTGTGCCGCCTGAAGTTCCAACGACTGCTGGGGCTACCGGTTTTCCCCAGCCTGTCCACAGCTATTTCCCCAGACCCGACTCCTGACTGGGACGAGGAGTGAGCCATGGTTTGCCAGCTACCCGAACCGCTGCGCGGCACCGACCGCATCGTTATCTACCTGACCAAGGACGGGGTGGCCGAGATGACCACCGCCGACTGCCGTAACTGCGGCGAGGAGGTCAACCTCATCGCTACGGGCTGGGTCCACCGCTCTCACTAGCCTGGAAGATGTGAGCGCCGCCTGCCAACACGGGAAGGGGTGCGTGGGCCACCCCAACGTCTACGACCGCATCATGGCCGGTAAGGAGGTGAACGAGCCGGACGTGCCCGCCCAGCACTTCTGGCGGGCCGCAGGCCAGATGCGTGAAGGGGAGGGCTTCTCCCATGAGGGCCGGTCCTGGGTGGTGACGGGGCGGCGGGAGCACGAACGGGGCGTCACCTTCACGGCCCAGCCCAGAGCCGGTTTCGTGGGCCACCACGTCATCTCCCGGCTCCAGTTCGGCACCCCCGGCATGACCCTGGAGGACGAGGGGGAGCGGGCCTTCACCTTCCACCCCGGCCAGGTCGTCCCGGTACGCGGCTGATGAGTCGGCGCGCCCTGAACGAGGAGCAGTTCGAGGGCCACCTGGAGGGGCTGCATCCCTCTTTAGGAGGTAGCGAGGTGCCCGACGTCATCCGGGGCCGCGTGGCCCGCCACGTCATGGCCCAGGCCAATGTGCGGATGACCCGACCTACCGGTCAGAAAACCTACGGGGGCCACGAAGAGCTTGTGGATGCCCCTCACATCGCCGGGGCGGCAGAGGGCTATGGCAACTACGGCTACCGGCCCGCCCACGAAGAGCTATGGACGAGCCAGTCCCATCTGCACATGCCCACCTTGCGGCGCTATGCCTCCGGTGACATCACGAAGCCCCAAGAGGAAGAGTGGGGTGACGATATCGACCCCGACTACGAACCGGAGACCTACCACCACGGCGGCAGGCAGTGGATAGCTGAGGGCCACCATAGAACTGTGGCGTCGAGGCTGGCCCGATGAACTGCTCCAAGTGCGGTCACTCCCTGGAGGAGCATCAGACCCGCTCGGGCTACTGCCACGCCCCGGTGGGATCCCTGGAGTGCAAGTGCTCGGGCTTCGCCAATAATCCCCCCATCAAGAACCCGGAGCAGTTTCAGGACTGGCAAGAGCATCCGTGAGCCAGTCGGCACCGTGGGGCTACGACGAGTGGACCCACACCGAAGTTATCCCCAAGCCTCCTCCCATCCGCTGGCGGTGGCATGTGGGGCCGGTAGTCCCGAAGCAGCATCAACCAGATCCGGGGCCACCGGGTCGCCCCCCTACAGGAAGAGAGGACATGACCATGCAACTGACGGCTGACCAGCAGGTCGAGCTTTCCATCAGCGGGCAGGACAACTACGGCAACGCCGTAGAGATCACCGGCAACACCCAGTGGACGTCCTCGGACGAGTCCACCGTGAGCCTGACCGTCCACGATCCCTCCCATGCGACGGCGGTAGCGGTCGGGCCGGTGGGGTCCTCGGCGGTAACGGTGACCAACGACGTCGATGCGGACGGGACCGGTGATTATTTCGGCTCCATCTCCATCGACGTGGTGGCCGGGAAGATGACCGAGATCACCGTGACGGCGGGAGACCCCACCAACAAGCCTGCTTGAGCCGCCCGACTCCACAGGGAAAGGAGGTGATGTACTCGGATGGGACACTGGGGGGAGTGCGCCGGTCAGGACGTGCTCCCCCCCTTTGGCGGGTAAGGGAGGGAGCTACGGGGGAGCCTATGTGGAAGGGGCTTCCAGGCGTCACCCCGCTGCTACACGTTACCGCTCGCCCAGCTTTTTCGTGGAACAGAAAAACCCCCCGGAGGCCATCTCGGGGGGTTTCACCGTGGGACCGTAGCTAACGGCCATGTCACTGGGGCCAGGGAGGACTTCCTGTGACCCCTCTCAGCACTCACCGGCACTGTGCGGAGTGGATCAACCTGCATGTCTATGGCCTTGCGGACAACGTAGGCGAAAAAAATCACGATGTCAAGGCAGCCGCGAAAAAATCCCTGCCCACGGGCGGAAGAGGTTGTGAGCAGGGATTTTTTCTGGTTGTGAGGGTCCAGCCTACACGCCGCACATCCGGCTGGTGTTGGGCCAGGCTCCGTAGGAGCCGCCTGAGTTGGCGACCACGTTGTTGGCCACCCGCTGCTGCTCGGCAGCACTGGCATTGGCCGGGTTGCCGGTGCCCCCGTTGGCCAGCCAGGTGCCTTCGGTGAACTGGAGGCCACCGTAATAGCCGTTGCCGGTGTTGATGTTTACCTGACCTCCAGACTCATGCTGGGCGATGCAGGCCCAGACCCCGGTGTACGCGCCACCGCCCGAACCGACTACCGGTTGGCTCCGCACAGGTGCATACTGCCTGGTAGGAGCCGTGTAGGTGGTCGTATGGGTCGGAGGTGTGTATGAGGGGGCTGGCGCGGGTAGCGGAACGGTACCGACATACGTCGCAGGCGGGATGGTCAAGACCTGATCCACGTAGATGAGATCCGGGTTGAGGATCCGGTTGTAGCTAGCCAGCGCAGGCCATGACCGGTGGTAGCGGACCCCGATGCTCCAGAGCGAGTCGCCGCTAACGACTCGATACCTCGGGAGTGCCGGGGTCTGCACCTTGGCGGGTGTCGTCACCGCCGCCAGCACGAACGCAAATGGGGGCGAACCACTGGCTACCACCACAAGCTCCGGGGCTGGTAGGGACGCTGCCGATGCAGCAGGGGCGCTACTAAGAAGAATGCCGCCTCCTATGGCGGCGAGGGACAAGAAGAACGATGTTCGTCGCTTCATGGGTCCTCCTTTTCAAAGGGAGAGGGGACTTGCGGAGCGGGAACGCGCTGGGCGAACCCTCACTGGGCCAAAGGGCAGTCTCCTTCCTGTAGTCACAACAATTCGTGCAAGCCTTGCACACCACCACGCTAGTGTCCAACGCGACCAGACGCGATCAGCAGCGATCTGGTACACTCAAAAAATCCTAAGCCGACAGGATGGAAAATAATGACCGCTGCGACGGTGACTCGCATCGACACGGAGTTGAGCCTCGCCTTCTTGCGCTGCCGTACGTACCGGCACGCCTGGGATGAGTTCTTCCCCGACGATATGTATCCACCCGTCTATGGCTGGCGTCTGTCTCTGCGATGCACTCGCTGCGGATCAGAGCGACATGACCTCAACGACTTCAAGGGCAAGGTCATGAGTCGCCGGTACATCTACGTGGAGGGCTACCTGCAACGAGGCGTGCCCCAGACCATGTTCCGCGAAGCTCTCTTTGAGCGGCTCCGAACCAAGTTGGCTCAGGTGAGTGCAATCGGAGAGGCATCTAGCCCTCCCAGGAAAAAGGCTGGAGCAAGAAAATAAATGACAGCGACATATGAAGAGCACAAGGTGCTCGGCAACGGCAAAGCGCCGCCGAGTATGAAAAAAGAATCCGTATCCATCATGGTGGTTACCCCGGCCCAGGCCCGTAAGTGGCTCGAAGGCAATGTGGACAACCGCAGGCTGAGGGAGAGCCGGGTGGTATACCTGGCCCACATGCTTCAGCGGGAGGAGTGGGAACTGACCGGTGACGCCATCGTCTTCGATGAAGATGGCAATCTCATCAACGGTCAGCACCGCTTGAGCGCCGTGGTTGTGGCCGATGTGCCCGCCCGGTTCCTGGTTCTGCGGGGTGTCCCGGCCAAGGCCCAGGAGGTCATGGATCAGGGGCTGACCCGGAGCCTGGGTGACCAGCTTCAGCGCCGTGGCGTCCCCTATTACACCTACGTGGCCAGCGCCCTCATCTGGACGTCTCGCATCGCCTACAACGAGGAGACGGGCCAGGCGCATTTTGCGGACCCGGCCCACCGTCCCAGCCTGCGTCAGTTGCTGGGTATTTTTGACGAGAACGCTTCACTGGCCGATGAAGCTGCACGGGTGGGCAAGCACGTAAATAATCTCAAGGTGCGCGGTGGTGCTACCTTGGCGATTTACCACCGGCTGCTTCAGATCGATGAGCGGGGCATCAAGGGTGAAGTCGAGATCTTCATGGACTCCTGGCTGTCGGGCCTGGGCCTCAAGGCCAACGACCCCATCTGGCGGCTGCGAGAGTGGTGCCTGGCCGACGCTCGGGCGCGCTCGGTCAAGGGTCGCGCCCCTGACTACCGCTACGTGGCCTACGTCATGACCGCCTGGAACAAGTGGCGGGATGGCGAGATGACCCGCAGCCTGTCATGGAAGTACTCGCCCTCCTACCGGCAGCCATGGCCGATACCGCACTGACGCCCACGGTCCTCCAGGCGCTGCGCCCTGCTGACGTCGTCCACCACCGTGACCAAATGCTGCGGTGGTGGTCGATCTCTGGCCACGCCCAGCGCCTGACCGCCCTCCAGGGCCGCACCCCCCTGCCGGGGTGGGAGAACTACGACGTCAGTGGCGAGGTCGGGCGGCTCTGGATGATGGCTGCGTTCAGGGATGCCCAGTTGTACTGGGTGTCCCCGGAGATGACTGCGGTCATCGAGACCCTGGCTGCGTCTATTCCTGACTGCTATCCACAGCCTCTGGTGCCCAACGGCTTCGTCATGTTTGCCAAGAGCGTGGTCGGGACCGACGCTGCCAACGGCAAGCCCATCTTCACCACTGCCATCTTGTGGGACCACAACACGCTGGCGACGGCTGGTGACTGCATCGCCCTGGAGACCTACGCCTGGCGCGACTTGGTGACCGACTACGTCGAGATGTCGGAAGAGGACAAGGTGGTATTTCGGAGCCACTTTCCCTGTCGGCTCTTTGCCACCGGAGGGTCGGAGTGGCCGGTAGGGGAGTTGACCACGCAGTTCACACGGCTCCCGGCTGATGACGCCACCAAGCAGGTCTCCATCATCGAGGACCGGCAGTTGATGGCGACGTTCTGGGCGCTATGCAGTCAGAAGATTACGGTGGAATCGATCCAGGCTCCCACGCGCGCCATGCGGCGAGAAGCCCAACGCGCTGGACGTGGTGAGCCTCCCTCGGTTCGGGTTATCCGCTTGCGGGAGCCGACGACTCGAACTGAGACCGGTGCTGGCCGTGAGGTCGAATGGTCTCATCGATGGGTTACGTCGGCACACTGGCGCAACCAGTGGTATCCCTCGACCGGCCAGCACCGGCCCATTCCTATTGAGGCGTACATCAAGGGACCTGCTGACAAACCCTTGAAAGTGCGTGAGACTGTGCGGGCGCTCGTCAGATAGGAGTTGCTCAGTGCCTGACGCCCCGGAGAATCTTGAGGCGTTCCCCCCGGTCTCCGAACTGGGGGGAGCTATAGGCCGCAGAGCTTCTGTGGCCTGCTTGCAGGGTCAACATGACCTGTGTACCGATGAAACCTGCCAGTGCCGACATCATGAGCGGCTCTGGTACGACCAGCCAGGAGGACAGCCATGACAACGCTCGTAGCAGAAGCCAACCGGGTAGAGGAGGAAGAGGGCGGCATCATCGTCATCCTCGACCAGTCCGGTGACACCAAGCACATCTGGGACCGCAACAGCGAGACAGAGGTCGAAGAGGCCCGCTCCTTGTTCAACCGCATGATCAAGAAGGGCATGCAGGCGTGGTCGGTGACCCGCAAGGGTGACAAGGATCAGCGCATCACCGAGTTCGACCCTCAAGCCGAGAAGATCATTTTTGCCCCTGCTCTCCAGGGGGGCTGATGCCTCAGACCGGCTACTGGCCGCAGCAGTACTACACCACCTCGGCCACTACGACCAACTACATCCTGGTGTACCCGCCCATCATCCAGACTGGCTACACCACTGGTAGCTCCCACAGCACGGACATCTGGCAGCAGTGGGTCAACACCTCGAACTCCACGATCATCCAGCAGCCCTATCGGCCCTACC